TTAAACAGTTCTCATGAGATCTCCAAACAACTTTGAAGCCTCTTTTTTTCTGTCACTGGTAATGTGTACTAATCGTGTTGTTTTATCTTCGGTATGTCCTAAGCGAGCCATAATCCTGTGAAGATCTACGCCTGCTTCTGCGAGAAGTGAAGTGTGAGTATGTCTTAGAGAATGTGGCGTTAACTTTTTCTGAATACCTGACTTTTTCAATACTGATTTGAAACGGTGTTCAATTGTTTTAACAGCTGGTGGATAACCATAATACTTCGTTCTCTTCATTCTGCCAAAAATAAAGTTGCCATCAAACCATTCATTTTTAATTGCAATCTTAACTGCATTTTGATTAGCCTTGTGTTTTTTTAATACTGCAATTACTTCAGGTTCAATGTCAATAACTCTAACGGAACCTTTTGTTTTCGGAGTTAAAATTTCAAATTCCTTGGTATTGTCACGATCATTAAAATATGTTTTTGTGATACTAATGCTGTTATTCTCAAAGTCCACATCACTCCATTTAAGTGCAGCTAATTCGCCAACCCTTATGCCTGTCCACGCCAACAAAAAAAACATTGTGTAGTATTCATGGTCAAAGTTCTTATTTGCTATATCGAGAAAAGTCTTGAGTTCGTTTTTTTCAAAGTATTTATCTTCAATTGATTGCTTTTCTAAATCCTCAACAGTTTTAATATCTTTAGGTTTTTGAGCGTATTCAGTGGGGTCATCTAATATGATTTTTTGTTGTTTAGCTCTTCTGAAAATCAATCTAGCTACAGCGTGAATATTGCTAATATTTCCTTCTGACAAATCATCTTCATCTTTTAATTTCACCAACATTTTTTGGTAATCCTTATCGGAAATATCTTTAACTTTTTTATGTCCTAAATGCTTATTTAAGTACCTAATTTCTTTCCTTCTAGTTCGTAAAGTGCTGTTTTTAACTCCAGACAATTTGTATACTGAGTGCCATTCGTCGCAAAGCTCTTTGAAAGTTATTTTGTTCTTCATATCGAGTTTAACTTTACCAAGAATATACTCCATTTCAGCAGCAGCTTGCTTGGCATCTTTTTCTCTCAAAAAACCACGCTTTGGTATCCTTTGTCTTTTACCGGTTTTTGGGTCAATGCCATTTTCAATGACATACATCCATCGGATGCCTTTTTTAGTTTCATACTTTTGAATACTTGCCATGTTAAAATCCTCCTCAATTAATTTGTTTTGAAGTATTCTCATATAAAGCAAAAGCAAAGCTTTTTCTTCTAAACATTTCTAAGCGGGTAGCAGCAAAAGAATAAGTCACATTAAAGGTGTCTCCAATTAGCTTTATCGCTTCAGATTGCAAAGAAGGCAGGTTCAATTTTTGAAGCATAAAGGAGGGCACACAGAAATGATACATAAAACTATTAGCCTGATATTCTTGTAATTCTCGAAAGAGCTTATGCATATCGAACTGATTTCCGTAGTGCTTTATCACATGACATAATTCGTGACCAAACTCTTCCCACTGTTGTTTTTTGTTTAAACGTTTATCAATGACCATGCTGTAAGAACCATTAACGCAAATAACAAAACTAGTCCTTTTTTCAAAATGAAGCCATATTCTTAAAGAAGCTGCTATACGTTCCATATCAATTGCCTCTGGTGTAAACATATTTAATTTTGTGTAAATTTTCTTCACTTCTTCTTCCAAATGTGATAGTCCTTTCAATTAAAACACCCCTAAAATAAGAATATATGTTCTGTTTTTGTTTTAAAAGAAAAGCCTTTTATCAGGCTAATCCTTAATTTTATAAGATTCATTGAATGTGTCTGGAACTGCTAGCTTTGACTGATCTTTATAAACAAAATAAATTCGGGGATCTTCAGCAATACCGCCGCCTTTAATTCTATTTTTAATATCTGATCCAGTTTCATTAACCCAAGATTCCTTTTCAGATAATGGAATAGTTTTGAAGGAATCTGAAACAAATGCATAAACATTGTCCCAACTGTTTGTCATAGGTTCTATTTTTATTAATTGACCATTACTGTTATCTATATATTTTTGCAAGCGATCTATAGTATTAGTCACTAATTCTTTATCATTTTCTTTTTGCTGTTTCTTATTAGTAGCCTGCTTTTTATTGAATTCTTCAGCTTCAGCAGCTTCTTTATCTCTATTTTCTTTTTCAGTGGCTTCTTTTTTTAGTTTAGCTGCTTCAACTGCTATACGATCTTGTTTTGCGCTTGGAAGGTTGTACGCAACGATGGGTACAACAATTAGTAATATTGCTATTAAGTATATTGCCGTAGCAGTGGCCATCTTTAATTTGTTTTGAGAGCGGAACCCTAGAATTTTATTTTGCCACTTTCTCTTTTTGGAAATCATCTTAATATTATGTTTCTCAAGCTGCGAGTAAAAAGGTTTGTCTTCTGTAATTTTTAAAGTGACTTCTTTTTCTCCTAACAATGAAAATTCTGTACTAAGAGCAAATTTATCTATCTCTACCTCAGAAAATTGGTTCCAGTTATAAGAAACCATATTGCTAACCGCTTCATCCTTTAATAAAAAGATATCAAAACCAGTATCATATACAGATATTAGAACAATATCCAGCATGCCATAACCTTTAACACTGCCGCTTGTTAAACTCCCTTTTTTAAGCCCATGATGGCCTATATATTCTTCGATAATTTGAGTGTGATTCTTTTTCTTCTTTTCACTCATCTGTAAAACACCCCTTTTATCGCTGTAATTTTTACAGTTGAGCAGGCATTCAATTGTAGACTTTGCTGTAAAAATTACAGTTGAATAGCTGTTCAACTGAAGATATTACTGTAATTTTTACAGCAGAACCTTCAGCATTAATTAAACTAAACTAAACAATAATAATATATATTCCATGTAAGCATTTTTGAATTATTTGTTGCGGTCTTTATTTTTTTTAAAAGTACGCCCACTTTTCTTTTCTTTTTCTTTAATGTAATTGATAAAGTCTATAGTTTGTTTTCTAGCTTCTTCAGAAAAATCAGAAGCATCTTTGAAGGCAATCTGTAAATCCGGGTCATCAATTTCATTAACAGTCTCATTTCCATCAAAAGACGGATTATTTGTTCTTCCTAGTAAGTAATCCGCTGTAGTTTGTAAAACGCCCGCTAAATCAGAAAGCATCTCAGTCGAGGGTGTACTATATCCAGTCTCATAGTTTGAGATGGTAGTTTTTTTTGTATTAACTTTTTCTGCTAACTGGGTTTGAGTTAAACCTAGTTGAATTCTTCGTTTCTTTATTCGTTCAGGTAGCATACCCACCACACCTATCTATCATAATAGTTCAAATATATTGTACATGAATATAGTGGAAAATAAACAATAGTCCAAAGAAATCAAACTTAATTATTGACATCCAAGTTATTTGGATATAAACTGATGTTAACAATCCAACTTAATTGGACAAAAAGGGGTGATGTTATGAAGAATCAAAACTTAATTTTGGCAAGGAAAGCTAAGGGATATACACAAGATGAACTCGCACTAATTTTGAAGTGTCAGAAGACAACTATTAGTAATTGGGAGAATGGTGTATCAAATCCAACATTACCATTAGCATTCAAATTGTCTGAGGTACTTGGATGTGATATAAACAATCTTTTTTTAAATCTCAGAGTCCAAGATTCTCAAACTAATACAGCATAATTCAATTTGAAAGGAGCATGAGCATGGAAAACAAAAAAACGTTTCAAGTTGATTCCAAGTTAATTCAATGCACCAAGTGCAAGAAAGATAAACATAATTTGGATGCTAACTTTTGCACTCGATGCGGATCAAAACTACCTTTGCATTCTTAGAATGGCAAATCTTCATCTGATGTGATGATTTGCTGTCTTACTACTTCTGCTCTTGGATATTCAACCTCGATTAGACCTCGTTGGTTGAATAGAGATTCTGAACCACATTTAGGACAAAATGCGTTGTCTGGTTCCAAGATATAAATGTCATCACCAGAGTGGAAAGATACTCCTTCCCCATCTGTGAAGTGATCAGTAGCTGTGCATTCATTTCTTAATGGAGACGCACATTTTGTACAGTATACATGGTCTTCTTGCAAATCATTTATTTCTCTTTTGCATCTTAAACAGGATTTAACAAATTTGTTTTCATGTGTAGGTATGCCCATTAATTCTCACCACCTTTCAGAGATAATATCGGCTGAAAGGTAGAAAAATCCAATAGGAGGTTATGACGTGCCACAGACAGTTATCACTTTTGACGAAATGACAGCAACAGTTTTTCAGGATCAAATGCAAAAGTTGTTTCAGGCAGCTTATGAAAAAGGCGTTGAAGACGGAATGAATAAAAACTCGTACCCGCCATTACTGACAAACCAGCATTTACAAGAAATCTTCTCAGCTTCAAGAAGCCCTGTATGGAAAATCACATCAAGGCCTGACTTTCCAAAATTCAATGAAATTAGTGGTCGTTATCCAAGAGACCTAGTGTTTCGATGGATTGAACAAAATTCCTCGTATATTCAGGAGGTTACAGCATGAATCAATTACAACAGATTTTCAATTATCAGGATCAAGAGATCCGAACCATTATAAAAGATGGACAACCTTGGTTTGTTGCAAAAGACTTGTGCGAAGTCTTGGAAATTAAAAACAACCGTGATGCTCTTTCCCGACTTGATGAAGATGAAAAGGGAGTAGTTTTAACCGACACCCTTGGCGGATCGCAAGAATTAGCAGCAGTAAATGAGCCAGGTCTATATGCTCTCATCTTGAGTAGCCGCAAACCAGAAGCAAAACAATTTAAGCGTTGGATCACACATGATGTTATTCCAACTATCAGACAAACCGGTCAATATGGTGTTCCTAAACCTTTAACCGAAAGAGAACAGCGCATTGAGTCTCTTAAACTCTTATTAGAAACATCACAACGACAAGACGAGATGTCTAAGAAATTAACCAACCACGAAAGAAAAATCCTTGAATTGAACACCAAAGTGGATGAGCAGATCACACTTGATCACGGTGAACAAAGACGGGTTCAAAAAGCAGTTGCTACTAGAATTTATAGTTTCACAGATGACAAAAACGAAAGAAACCGACTTTTCAAAGAATTGTATCGAGAGATTAAAGATCGTTTCGGTGTATCAAGTTACAAAGATGTAAAACGAAAAGACATGCAAGCAGCCGTGAATTACATCGTTAACTGGGTTCCACGCAGGGTTTCCTAGATCCTGCTGTATCCCTTCATTAATATTTTAACAACAAAAACTGAATAAAAAAGGATGAGAACAAATGGCGAACAGCCCTTATAATGTTGCCAATTTAAGTAAGTGGATGCATATGAAACGAAAGGAAGTAGGTCTTTCACAATACTCGATGGGTAAACTACTTGGCGGAAGGGATCAGAAGTATGTTTCAAACATTGAAAACGGAATTGCTCCACTTACTCCTGAAACATGTATCCGATGGTTTGAGATATGCGGTGCCTATGAACATATTGACCTTGTTCATTTCATTTTCAAGCTGCACCCGATGGCCGCAGCACCAATTGATCCCGCCTTAAATGATTGTGCTCATAAAGCGCTCATAAATCTTGTTCATGAAATGGAAGATGCCAAGCAAGCAACCAAAGAGCTTGCAGAATGGCTGAACAATACTAGACCTGGTAAGCATGCCGAGCTTCCGATGCAGGCGATCAAGCAAATATACGACCTGACACAAGCAAACAAAACGCTCATGTATTCAATGTCGAGGGAGTTCGGTTTGAAGATACAAGACCTGACGGAAAAATGGTCGAAAAAGGCCATTGTCGCAGAGGTAGCAATGCACAAAAGACAGGATAGGGAGGCAGTTCTAGCATGATTGAAAAACAATTCATTAAAGAAGATGTATCGAGAGCAAAGACCAAAATTGATTGTGTGAAAGAGCTTTTATATCTTGCTCATCAAGAATTGAAAGACGGTAATTATGAAGAAGTTGCAAGTCTAGCTGGAAGCATTAGAAATATCAGCGAAGACCTTGTGAGGATGAATAACAAGGGTCTTTTAGTTAAAACGGCTGCGGAAATACAGAAAAAACATGGTGTGCGGCTTGAACTTGTTACACGCACTGAAAGGACTGAAATCATTGAATATTGAGCATCCGATGGTAACGCAGATTAATAGCTTTGGTTATCCGAAAGATTACTGGAAGGATGAAGCGGAGCGAAATGGATATGAAGAGGAAGACGATGAAGACAAATAAAAAAACCCGCTTGGCATAGCGAGTTTTAAGGTGTACTGCTTCTGATTGGTACAGACAGTATACCAAATCTTTTACAAAAATTCAATGGAGGTATACACGATGTCAAAATTTCAAATCAGCTTTGACCACAGAAGAGAAGCGCAGGAGCGTTTGGAGCAGGCAGGCGGTTGGATCGACTACAAAAAAGGACAACCTGTGTTCAACTTTCCGAACGCAGCAGCCAAACAAAAATACATTCAGCTAGGACAAGCGGCATATCGCCAAAAGGTTGGGATGTAGCATGCAAGCGAAGGTCCTTATCTCAACGGAGAAGATGACAGAAGAGCAATGGCTTGAGGCTAGACGTGCAGGTATAGGCGGTTCAGATGCCGCCGCCATTGCTGGAATGAGTAGATGGAAGTCACCTGTTTCAGTTTACTTGGATAAATTGGGTCAGTCACCAAAGGAAGATGAAGCGGGAGAAGCCGCATATTGGGGTCATGTACTCGAAGAAGTGGTCGCAAGAGAGTTTAGCAACCGTACAGGAAAGAAGGTCCGGCGAAAAAAGGCCATCCTTCAACATCCTTTATATCCTTTCATGCTTGCAAACGTTGATAGATTAATTGTCGGTGAAAATGTAGGGCTTGAATGCAAAACGGCATCTGAATACTTGAAAGAAGAGTGGACAGGAGAAGAGATTCCAGACGCATATCTGATCCAGTGTCAGCATTACATGGCTGTGACGGGTTATAAAGCATGGTGGATCACTGTTTTGATCGGTGGAAACAAGTTCATTTATAAAAAAGTCGATCGTGACGAGGAATTGATAGGTTACTTGATTCAGATTGAAAAAGACTTTTGGGAGAACCACGTTCAAAAGCAAGAGCCGCCAATGTTTGACGGTTCAGAGTCAACAACAGAATTGCTTAACCATATGTACCCCATTGGAATTGACGAGGAAACAAGCCTGCCTTTAAAAGCGGATGAAATCATAGTCCGACTAAAAATTGCAAAGGAAGAAAAGAAAGAAATTGATGAACGAATTAAAGCGGATGAAAACCAGCTCAAATCTATGCTAGGAGAAAACGAAATCGGTCTTGCTACTAAACATCGGGTGACTTGGAAGACCATTCAAACAAACCGCTTTGATACAAAGAAGTTCGCCAGTGAACATCCTGAATTATTTGAGGAATTCAGTGAGACGAAGCCGCAGAGAAGATTTTATGTAAAGGAGAGCGTAGACAATGGCTAAAAACGAAGATATTCGGAATCAGCTGGCTAACAAAGCAGCCAATAACGTCCAGCAGCAGGAGGAGAAACCCAAAACAATTGCTGACTACCTAGCTTCAATGCAGCCGGAATTACAAAAGGCGTTGCCTGAACACATGACACCTGAAAGACTCACAAGAATCGCTCTAACGACAATCAGAAGTAACCCGCAATTACAACAATGTTCACCCGCTTCATTGTTGGGGGCTGTCATGCAGTCTGCACAACTAGGATTAGAACCTGGATTAATAGGTCATTGCTATTTTGTTCCTTTCAACAAAAAGATCAAGGGGCAAAATGGTGAGAAGGATAAGTGGACGAAAGAAGTTCAGTTCATCATCGGATATAAGGGCATGATCGACCTTGCTAGACGTTCTGGTCATATAGAAAGTATCTATTCTCATGTGGTTTATGAAAAGGATCAATTCGAGTATGAACTAGGGTTAAATCCAAAGTTAGTTCATAAGCCAGCAACAGGGCATAGAGGTGAAATGACTCATGTATATGCAGTTGCTCATTTTAAAGATGGTGGCTATCAATTCGAGGTTTTCAGCAAAGAAGATGTTGAGGCTGTTCGTGAACGAAGCAAGTCAAAGGATAGTGGCCCGTGGCAAACAGATTATGAAGAAATGGCAAAAAAAACTGTCATTCGCCGCATGTGGAAGTACCTGCCTATCAGTATTGAAATACAACAATATGCAGCGCAAGACGAAACGGTACGAAAAGATATTACCCAAGAAGCAAAGTCAGTTTATGACGAGGAAGTCCTTGATATGCCGTACAGTGTAGAACCAACAGAAAGCCCGAATACGGAGCAAGCCGATGAAAACCGAAGCCCATTTGATTAAGGTTCCTATTCCTTTTTGTTACACATGGATGGTCAAAGGCACTTCCGATCCTTTCAAATTAGCAGAAGACTATGTGAAAGATTACATCAAGACTAATGAGCCTGATATGCGCTTTGTTCGCATACAGGGCTTGTATGCATTATGTGAAAGGAGGTAGGGGCTTGAACTACCTAAAAGAAATAAACGGCTTCATGCGGTGGCTTGAAACGTCACCATTGAAGCCAACTACACAAGCACTGTGGTTACAGCTCATGGACATTAACAACGGTTGCAACTGGCGAGAGTGGTTTACGGTTAGTAATACAACTTTAGTGGCACGATTAAATGTCTCGGAGAAAACGGTTCTTGAGCATCGAAAGATCCTAGTCGAAGCAGGGAGAATCGAATACATCCCGCAAGGAAAGAAAGCCGGACGTTACCGCATAATCAGCCTCGAAAACGCCGCAAGCCCTGTACCTGAAAAGCCAAAAGAAGAAAAACCAACAAGACAGGAGGACGAGCAACCTATGAACCCATTCGTTTTTTTTGAAAGTCATTTTGGTGGCACATTAAGCCCGATTAATGCTGAAAAGATCAATCAAATGATTGATGATCACGGAGAAACTAGAGTGATTGAAGTCATGAAAGAAGCTGTTGAGAAGGATCGAAAATCAATAGGTTGGGTTTCAGCGGTATTGTACAGACCAATCAACAAAGGAGGCAAGCAGGATGCCAAAGGCAACGCTGGACGAAGTGTTTCAAAGGATGAAGGCCAATCTAAAGTCACGCCAATTTTCGGCACCGGCCGTCACAGAAGAAAAGCATGAATGCAATGAGTGCAAGGACAAGGGAATTATCGTGTATCGGATTCACAAAAGCACAGAAGAGCGCATGAAAAACGAGGGGAAACGCTTTGATCTAGCAGCTCATGAAATGGTTCGTGAAGATGACTTTCTTGCTGGCAAAGTATGTAGCCCTCAAGAGGCGAAGGAATGGAAAACAACCTTTTCCCGTCAATGCTCATGCGTTGCTGAAAGAGCGGCGCGAAAAAGGCAAATGAAGCTGATGAGTGCCAGCAACATCTCAGAAGGATTCAGGAAACTAACCTTTAAAAACTTCTCTCTTGAAAAAAAGCCGGATGAGGTTAAAGAGCTGTATGACTGTGCTTTTGAATATGCTCAGAAATTTAAGGAGATTAGAGAGACGAGACAAAATAGTATCGCCCTACTTGGTCAGTCAGGTGTGGGAAAAACTCATCTTCTCACAAGCATTTCAAATGGCTTCATAGAACGATTTAAATTATCTGTTATGTATTTCCCTTATCTGGAGGGGATGACCGATTTACGAAAAGATTTTGATGAATTAGCAGCCAAGCTGGAGCTTCTAAAGACCGTAGATGTTTTGTTCATTGATGACCTATTCAAACCCAAAGCGGGTGTACCTCAAGTGACACCGTGGCAGTTCACACAGATACAAGAGATCGTCAACTTTCGTTATTTGAATTATAAGCCAATCATGGTTTCATCTGAACTTGATTTAAACCAGCTCTTGGAGATTGACGAAGCATTTGCAACAAGAATCTATGAAATGGTAAAAAACTACACGGTCACTATTGAGAAGAACATAAAACTAAATCATCGGTTAGAAGGAGCGGTTTAAATGTGTGAAACATGCAATGACGAGAAAGTCGTCATAAACGAAGATGCTTTCATGGCGGGCTACTATCCCTGCCCTGAATGTAACACCACAGGACGTAAACAGAGCCTAAAGCCAGTCATCGAAATGTTAGATCAAATGCTGGCTAAAGCGGAAGCACTAGAAGGAAAGACAGCATGAAGACGATGGCAGCACTAATCAATATAGTCTTCACAGCATCATCAAGAGAAAGGGAGCTCCTGCAATGGCTGCGGGATGACGGGAGGTAGACATGTTATCCAAAAATGAAATCTTCTCCAGCAAAGGATCAATGCTAATTATTACTGGTTTAACAGCTTTGATTGAAGAAGAAGGTATGACACCACATTCAGCGATGGATCACATTAGACAAATAGAGGCTTCTATTTTTCCTGCTCTTAATGAAATCCATAGACAATCAAAGGCAGTTGAAACTGACAAAAAATGAACCACAGCATCACGTCTTTACTAAAAAGAACTAACCTAACTGAAACAGAAAAAGAAAAGCTCGTTGCCGAACTGAAAAAGCACTTCCAGCAACGGAAAGCGAGGATCAACAAAACATGTCCAATAAATACGGCGCACGTAAAACGGTAGTAGACGGCATCACCTTCGACAGTAAAGCCGAAGCCAAATACTATCAGCATCTTAAATGGCTCAAGCAAGCCAAGCAGATAAAAGACTTTTCATTGCAACCACGCTTTGAGCTTCAAGAAGCCTTTAAGAAACATGACAAGACTTTTCGGAAGATTGAGTATATTGCAGACTTCGAGATCACTCATCTCGATGGATCAAAAGAGATAGTTGACATCAAGGGCATGGAAACGAAAGAATTTGCAATCAAGCGAAAGCTTTATGAACGCAAATTTGATACGCCGTTAAAGGTTATTGCATTTGATCGGTCTCTAGGATTCATCGAACTGGATAAACTCAAAAATCTGAAAAGGAAGGCGGGAAAATCGAAGATTGGAGGGAGAAAACATGAGCGGAAAGCCTAACAATCCATATGCTGCGGGTCCAGTCATCGAGTGGAAGATGACTAAAGAAGAGCTAGAGGCATATCTAGCGAAGCATCCTATCGTTTATCGAGAAGAGCTAAAACCGTCACCAACGTTCCAGATGGATAAATGGGCATAAAAAAACACCGAAGCCGCTGCTCCAGTGCTAATTAAATCCAACACTTTAATTATAACACATGGGGGCGAAGCGGATGAACCAACCAACAGAAATAAAAGATTTTACTACAACCATTCATCAGAATTTAGAACCTGGGAAGGTCCGCATCATAGTAATAGACGGCAACGAAGGAACAGCTCATATTACTGACGCACCTGAACACGGAAAAACAATCATTCAAACGGCCAAAGGTACTTTTGCTCGGGTCGATCATGAAATAGGATTCAAGATCAAATAATCGGAGGTTGAGAGATTATGAGTCTACCAAAACATATCGAGCTTTCACAGGCAGTCAAAGCCTGCAAAAACAAAGCGATGACGATTGATGATGCAGCTGCTTATCTAGGCGTACCAAAGTTTTTTGTAGCGGTGCTTGCTGAATCTTGTCCTGATCTGATCATCGAAGGAAATGTAGTCATGGCAAAGCGTGAGTCAAACGGCCCTGTTATTTTCATGCTGCTTGGTTTCATGGGGATTATAACGATCGCTGGGGTGATGCAATGAATCAGCTCAATCTATTCCGTGAAATCATTGTAGATAACTTTGCAGGTGGCGGCGGAGCAAGCACAGGCATCGAGCTTGCGACAGGCTTATCAGTAGATATAGCTATCAATCACGATCCGGCTGCCATTGCAATGCACGAGGTGAACCATCCTGACACGGAACATTATTGTGAGTCAGTATGGGATGTTGATCCTAAACAAGCAGTTAAAGGGCGAAAAGTTGGTCTAGCATGGTTTTCCCCTGACTGTACACACCATTCAAAGGCAAAAGGCGGCAAGCCTGTAAAACAGAGTATCAGAGGGCTTGCGTGGATTGCTATTAGATGGGCGATAGCAGTAAAACCACGCGTCATCATGCTTGAGAACGTTGAGGAATTCAAAGATTGGGGGCCTATCTCTAAAGAAGGTAAACCGATCAAAGAACAAAAGGGACAGACATTTCAATCATTCGTCAAAACGTTGGAATCACTTGGATATGAAGTGCAGTTCAGAGAGTTAACGGCTTGTGACTATGGAGCGCCAACAATACGAAAAAGGTTCTTCATGGTTGCAAGATGTGACGGAAAAGAAATCGTATGGCCGAAGCCAACACATGGTGATCCCAAAAGTCTTCTTGTTCAAACAGGAAAGCTCAAGCCGTGGCGATCGTCTTACGAGATTATAGATTGGTCCATAGGGGTCCCTAGTATATTCAGCAGAAAACGGCCCCTTGTTGAAAATACGATGAAACGAATCAAACGAGGTATTGATAAGTTCATTGTGAACAATCCAAGTCCTGTAATGGTGCCGGATAAGAGCAAAGCGGCCTTCTTGATTAGCTATTACACAGAGCAATCAGATAAGGATGTAAGAGGCCTTTCGCTTGATCGACCATTACACACAATCACAGCTGGCGGCAATAGATTTGGATTAGTTACGGTTGCCTTCTTGACTAAATATTACGGTCAAGGAGTAGGCCAGCGACTAGACGAGCCATTGCATACCATTACAACCAAAGATCGTTTCGCATTAACAACTGTTTGCACAAATGGTCAGAGGATCTCAGACATTGGATTACGTATGTTGCAACCGAACGAACTATTTGCAGGGCAGGGTTTCCCGCCTGGATATACATTCAACATTGGTAATAAATCAGACCAAATACGCAGGGTGGGGAATAGTGTTCCACCGCAATTCGCAGAGCAGCTGGTGCGGGCTAACCTCCCAGAGATGTGCGTACCTGAGCATATGAACAAATATTATAGCAAAGCAAACTAACAGCATAGTAACGATGAAAGTGTAAAGATTATTAGGAATAATTGGGAAAGTTAACTGTCTTAGGTGTCAAAGTTATGAAATTTAAGAGAATAATCCATTAATATAGGTAATATGCAAAAAAAAATTGCATATTTTTCGTTATAATGTGTATAATCTTTAAAGATATCAATTAATATGTATTATTTTTAATCGTTTTGCATTTTGCATAGGAGGTAAATAAATGATTATAAATAAAATAAAAATAAAAAATTTCAAAAATATATCCGAGGTAGAATTAGAATTAAATAAAATAAATTCATTAATAGCATTAAATAATTTCGGGAAATCTAATTTCTTAGATGGTGTAGAATTTGCTTTAGATTTTATAACTTTAAGTAATAAGACAAAAAAAGTAATGATGAGAAATAAAAAGAGAATATCAATAAATAAAGAGCTGGCCAATAAGAATTTTTATTTTAGTATTCAGTATTCAACTGAACTTTCAAATGTCAAATACATAGTCGAATATAATTATTCATTTGAATGGCTAAAAGATCATAGCAAAGGAGCTAAAATTCTAACTGAAGAATTAAAGGTAAAAGAGTCTGGTAACAATAAGTTTAAGTCGTATTTAAAACGTAATAATAATAAAGCTGAATACTTATCATCATTAAAAGGTAGATGCAATAATGAATTGAATGTTGAAAATAATGAATTAGCTATAAATAAAATTGCAAACTTTGATTCGTTGTTTTACTTAGAGTTAATAAAAGAACTTAATAAGATTGAGTTCAGTTTTATAAAAATGTTAAATACTGATGAGGCTTTTAATTCTGCTCTTATAACTAAAGATGTAACTTCAGAAGGGGTAGAATTAGATTTAGACAATGGTTTAAATATATGTGAAGCCATTTTTAATTTAAAAGAAAAAGAACCAGAGAAATATGAATTACTTGTTAACTCATTCAAAACATTAATTCCAAGTATTGAATCAGTCAGTGCCCATGAAATTAATTTGAAGGAACAGTTTGGTGAAAATCTTATAAATAAAGAAGAAATCCCATTTGAAATACCTGAAAAAATTTATGATATAAGAATAAAAGAAAAACAAAATAATCAGCTAACAACGATTCAAAATATTTCCGACGGATCAAAAAGAATCTTTCTGTTATTGACATCAGCTATCTTAGCAGATATAAAAAATATACCGTTGATCTTTTTTGAAGAATTAGAAAACTCTATACACCCTTACTTATTTCAAAGATTACTGATTATATTAGACGAAATTCTCCAAGAAAGTAAATTAGTTATAACAAGCCATTCTCCTTATTTATTACAGTATATCGACTTAAAAAATATTTATATTGGAGTCCCTTCTACAAATGGTGTGGCAACGTTCCAAAGGTTTAAATCTAGTTCGATAAATACTGTAGTTTCAAATGCTGAAGAAGAGGAACTTAACATCGGAGATTATATTTTTAGTCTTTTAATTGACGATTTCAGTGGTTTAGATAATGAAATAAATGATTATTTGGAGCATAAATTAGATGAGTAAACAAGGTCTACTTATATTTGTGGAAGGAGAAACGGACTTCCATTTCATTAATAAAATGAATTGTTATTTAATTAATAAAAACACAAATAAACAACAAGTAGACCTCATAAAAATAAAAAATTTAGATGGTATTGGTAATTACAAGAAAAAAGCTTCGAGATTATTAAGGAATTTGCAAAAAAAAGAAAATATTAATTTTAGAGTGATATGCTTTTATGATAGTGATGTTTTTGAGCTGTCAAAGAAACCGCCACTTGATTGGAATTATGTATTCAAAGAGCTTAATTCAGAGAATCCTATTTCAATAGATAAAGTTGCTGTGAAGAAAATGATAGAGGATTGGCTTTTATTAGATAAAAAAGGGCTGTGTAAATATTTAAAATTAGATGAAAAGAAATCCCGAAATTTAAATGGTAAAGATGGCAACGAAAAGATGAAATCTCTTTTTAAAAAGAGTAATAAAATCTATCAAAAAGGTGCTTATTGTGAAAGGTTTTTAGAAGACTTAGATTTTAATTTAATTTATAAAAATATAAGTAAAGAAATTGCATGTTTGGAGAAATATCTATTCAAGCAATAATAAATGATTTGTCCAAGACGGAGAGCCTGCGGACACTGATCAACACCTTTTACGGGTGCTGGTTGGTGTCCGTTTTTTATTTGTCTGAACGGAGGATGAACATGAAGAAGGAGAAACCAAAAAAACAGCCGCAGGAGCTTACAGAAAGAGAGATAAAAGAGTTTATGGGGCAAAACATGCAACGTTTAAAAAGAGTCAAAGGCGGGGCGTACAAGCGTAAATAACGGGAGGATACAACATGAATAAAAAAGAGATTGAAGGACTCATTCGCAATTATCCATGGATGGCGAAAGAGGTTCAACGGCTCCAGCGTGTTATATATGGTACTGACATTCCTATGCGAAGTTGGGGCGTTGCTCAATACGGTATCGAGGCAACCTTACCAAAAGGGAGCAAAGGAAAAAGCCAAGCTGAATTGCGTGACATGGATATGAGGGAAGAAAGGCTATACAAGCGGCTATGTGAGTTTGAAGAGCGTGTGTACGCAATAGAAACGGCAGCATGCAAGATCGAAGGGGAAAAGCACAGGGTGGTCTATGACTGCATGATGGAGGGAATGAGCTATCGAGCCATTGGACTGCACTTGGGGCTGTCACGTGAAAAGGTACGGCAGATGAAAGATAATATCATCGACCAATTATGCCAATATTGCCACTTTGTGCACTTGTTGAATGAAGAAAAATCCGTAGTGTAAAATGGAAGGCAGGACGGGGAGGCATAATTTTCCCGCGTAACCACAATTTAATATATTTTCACTTGCTCTTGCGAGTTGGGATTCGTTCGACAAATTCTGCGAATAGTTCCATGTGCTCACTTTCTGCCGATATAAAGATGGGAGGTGAGAGCGTGAAGACTTACACAATCACATTTGAATTAGTAACAGGCACTAAAGTTTCAATTGATTTGCAACTGTCATCAACAAGTGAACTATACGATGTGCTTAATACTAAAGATCAATGGGTCGGTACACCATATAAGAAAGTTAATATGAGCCATGTAACTCATTATGTCATTAATTAGAATTGAATAAAAAAACAAAAAGCACCTGAAAACTAGGTGCTTTTTTTGTTCCCTGTAAACTGCTTCCGATAATTCTTTACACCAAGCATCGGCTTAAAGGTAGAGTGCGGCGGCAGTTTAGAGGAAATAAAAATCCCAAAACAACACGAATCAGAAGGAGGCGGCAGGTGAATGTAGATGGAATCCAAGCACATTCAGGCGGAGAAAGATTACGTCAAAGGTATGAAATACAAGGACCTTGCCGAGAAATACGGGGTGTCGATAAACACCATAAAATCGTGGAAAAAGCGGCATGGTTGGGAAAGGAAAAAGGGTGCACCCAAAGAAAAAAGTGTGCACACAAAAAAAGGTGGGCAACCTGGGAACAAAAACGCTGTAGGAAATAGCGGCGGTGCTCCTGCAAGAAACCAAAACGCAAAGACTCATGGTTTTTACTCAAAGCACATGCCAGCTGAAGCGTTTGAGATCATGCAGGACATTCAGGGGTTTTCCCCTGTTGATTTACTTTGGGAGCAAATACAAATTCAGTTCACCGCGATTGTGCGGGCGCAGAAGATCATGTTCGTTGAAAGCAAAGATGAAATGATCAAAGAGTTGAAAAAGAAAAAATCAGTCGTTTCAGATTCAGCTGATATTGAAGAAGAAGAATACGAATTTCAGTTTGCTTGGGATCGTCATGCTACTTTTTTGAATGCTCAATCTAGGGCAATGTCTGAGCTTAGAGGCTTAATAAAGCAGTTTGACAACATAGCCCTTGAGACAGACGAAAGACGGCTTAAACTGGAGCAGATGAGGCTCAACATTGAGAAGACTAAGAAAGCCATTGATGGCGGTAGTGAAGGCAGTGGAGAAAACAAAATTGCTTCAATGCTTCAAAAGATGGTGAATGAACATGGAATTGAATAAAAAGCAAAAAGAGGTATGGGACAGCTTCGTAAAAGAGCGTCCTAAAATCCTTTTGTGCAGCGGAGCAAAAAGAGCAGGGAAAACATTCGTGCTCCTTTTAGCATTCCTTGCTCACATTAGTAAATATCAAAACAAGGGTCTTTCATTTATCATCGGTGGTGCTACTCAAGCAGCCATAAAACGTAACGTATTGAATGACCTTGAATTGATCTTAGAGAAAGAGCTTAAACTAGACAAAGCAAATGCCATTGAGATATTCGGCAACCGGGTCTACTGTTTCGATGGTGCCAATGTGGATGCTTGGAAAAAAGCGAGGGGTTTTACATCAGCTGGCGCATTTTTAAACGAAGCAACCGCTCTTCATGATTCATTTGTGAAGGAAGTTATATCTCGTTGCTCCTACAAGGGCGCAATGGTCTTGATGGATACAAACCCTGAAAACCCAATGCACACCGTAAAAAAGGATTACATCGACAAAGACGGGCAAAGATTAAAGAGCGGCCGCCTTAACATTAGGGCTTTTCACTTTTCTTTGTTTGATAATAACTTTCTTGATCCTGAATATGTTGAAAGTATAGTGGCATCGACACCAAGCGGCATGTTTACGGACAGAGATATTCATGGTTACTGGGTTGCGCCAGAAGGCGTGATATACAAAGATTTCAACAAAGATGTGCATTACATCAAGTCAGATCAATTAGAGAACGTCAACTTTGTAAAATACTTCGCTGGCGTTGACTGGGGGTATGAGCATTTTGGTTCCATCGTCGTTATTGGAGAGGATGATAAACAAAATTATTATCTCTTGGAAGAGCATGCAGCGCAGCATGAAGAAATAGATTATTGGGTTAAAGTGGCGAAAGATATAAAAGAGCGTTATGGCAGTATGAATTTTTATTGCGATACCGCTCGACCAGAACATGTTGTTAGATTCAGGCGTGAGAGGTTAAGAGCCTTGAATGCTGATAAGGCTGTAGTGTCTGGTATAGAAGAGGTGGCAGGCTTGTTCAAGCAGAACAGGCTTCTTGTCGTTGAGGACAAAGTAGAGCGCTTCAAACAAGAAATATTCATGTATGTATGGAATCAAAAGACGGGTGATCCAGTTAAAGAATGGGATGATGTCCTTGACTCCATACGTTATGCCCTTTATACACATAACAAACCAATGAGGCGTAAAGGAAAGAGGTGAGCAAATGAATGAATTTGTACAATATTTAAGAGAAAACGAGATTAACAGCAAAGTCATTGAAGCGATTATAACTTCTCATAAAACACAGCGAGAGAAAATGATCAATCAGTACGAGAGGTACAAAGCGTCTATTGAAGGCGTGCCAATTCTCCAAAGGGATGCTTTTATACTGGAGCATCAAGAGGACTTTGAAACAGGGGCGATCCTCCGAATAGATGATAGAGTAAACAACCGCTTAAACAACGGTTTTGATAGTGAAATTGTTGATACAAAAGTGGGTTACATGTTTGGTCATCCAATCACATATGAGGTAGATAAAAACCAAGTAAGCGAATCAGGAGCTTTAGTCGAAGCGATCAATAGATTCAATCTGCTAAATACGATTGAAGATGCAGATAGTGAGTTAGGGAAGAAAGCGGCCATTTGCGGGTATGCCGCTCGTTTGGCTTATGTCGATAAAGCGGGTGAGATTAGGACCGTGAATATTGATCCGTGGGAAGCGGTCATTATTGGTAGCGGCAATGACATAACTGGACCTGAATTTGCTCTTCGATATTATGAGGTGACAACCTGGGTAGATGGAAAGCAGATCAAACGTGAAAAGGCGGAGTTTTATGACTCTTCTCACGTTCATTATTTCGAGAAGATTGAGAATGGATGGACAGAAACCGAAGTTAATAAACATCTATTCGACCACTGCCCTTTATTCGGTTTACCAAACAATGATGAGTTTATGGGTGATGCTGAAAAGGTCCTTTCTCTAATTGATGCTTATGACCGCACTTTATCAGACGCCTCAAATGAGATCGAACAGCTGAGACTTGCTTACATGATCTTTAAAGGTGCGGGAGCGGATGAAGAAACGCTTGAAAAGCTTAAAAAGCATGGGGTCTTTGAACTTTTTGGTGACAACGATGACGTGAAGTTTCTGACAAAAGATATAAACGACACAATGATTGAAAATCATCTAAACCGGCTCGAAGAAAACATTATGCGCTTCTCTAAGTCGGTTAACTTCTCAGATGAAGCGTTTGGTGGCAATCTAACAGGTGTTGCTATGCGGTACAAGCTTATGGCTCTTGAGAATAAATGTATAACTATGGAGCGGAAAATGACTGCTGCTTTGAGGTACCAATACAAGCTATTGTGTTCAGCATGGGCGAGGAAAGATGCATCTATCACCAATGATGATTATCTGAAAGTTTGGTTCACGTTCACACGTAACCTTCCCGCCAACATTGCTGAAGAAGCTGAAACCACAGCAAAACTAAAAGGCCTAGTAAGTGAGGAAACAAGGCTGTCACTTCTTACGTTTGTTGATGATGTCCAATATGAAATGGAAAGAATGAATGAGGCGCAAGTGGATTCCATATACAGCTTTGACGAAGATGAGAAGGAGGAAGAAGAAGATGTGCCAATTACCTGAAGAAACAAGAATTGCTTTTTTAATTGAAATGCTAAAAGAGATTGATAACACTGATGCAGAATTTACCGATGTTTTTAATCAGTTAAAAGAAGCGCTCTTCGTTACACGTTTAGAACCCTGCAACCCTCTTGAGTTAAAAACTAGAATCCCTAGTAGTGATGGAACTATATTGAATCATTCGCCTTTAGGACCGAGAACTTAAAATAACTGACCTGCCGGAAGTCGTGAAAAGACGGAAAACTTAGACGTGTAGGCTTGTACTACATGGCTTGGAGGATGAAAAAATGAACATTGAAGAAATTAAGCAGTTTCTTGAACAAAATAAAGAAAATGAAGAAGTAAAAGCGTTTGTAGGGGAACTATCAGCCGTGTCAGCAGACAAGGTGAAAGGATTCCTAGAAACAGAAGAAGGAAAGAAGCTCTTGCAGCCACGCTTGGACCAACACTTCACTAAAGGTCTAGCGACTTGGAAAGATAACAACCTTGAAAAGATCGTTGAAGAAGAGGTTTCAAAAAGGAATCCTTCTAAAACCCCAGAACAGCTTGAAATAGAAAAGCTTAGAAAAGATATGGAGTCTGAAAGAAATGCCCGCAATAGAGAAAAATTAGTCAATACAGCCCTTAAAGTAGCGGATAAAAAAACGCTACCTAAGGATGTCATTGACTTTTTTATTGGAGAAAACGAGGAATCTACAATTGAAAATCTAGGCAAGCTTGAAGAATCATTCAATGCTGCCGTGCAAGCTGCTGTAGATGCGAAGTTTAAAGAATCAGGAAGAGAAATTGAACGAAGTAATGGAGTAGGTAATTCTACTGGAAACATTGATATTAGAACACTTGCTCAAGAAGCAAACATTAGAAAATAGGGGGAAATAATTATGGTAATGCTACAAGATGCAAAGACAGGGGCGGTTCCTAAAGAAACGGGAACATTAGTATTAAAAGACTTTATGACACAATCAGCAGTGACACAGCTGGCTCAATATGAAGAAATGACTAAGCCTGAAAAGGAGTTTACTTATTTAGCTTCTGGACCTGGGGCTTACTGGGTTGGTGAAGGCGAAAGAATTAAAACGGATGGAGCGACATGGTTGAAAGCAGAGATGGTTTCTAAAAAACTAGGCGTTATCATTCCTGTTTCAAAGGAATTTTTGCGTTATTCTGTCCCGGACTTCTTCGCAGAAATGCAACCAGCAATTGCAGAAGCTTTCGCTATTAAATTTGACCAAGCTGCTTTATTTGGTATTGGTTCTCCATTTGGTACAGGTGTCTCTGTCATGGAGAGAATCGAATCTAAAGGAAATAAAATTGAATTAGATTCTTTGGGAGGCCTGTATGACGAGCTAAACGCTGTAATGGCGCTTTTAGAAGAAGCCGATAAAGACGCAAATGGTTTTACAACAACTCGTCGTTTTAAACAAAAATTGCGTGGTGCAAAAGATGAAAATGGCTTGCCGATTTTTAATGATCCAAAGGGTGGTGCTACATCTGATGCCTTGGGTCTACCAATCGGATATGTTGATTCTAAGTCTTGGAAGTACGATAAAGCTTCTTTGTTTGCTGGTGATTGGAGCATGGCTAGATACGGTATCCCACAAGGAATGGAATACAAAATCAGTGAAGATGCTACGCTTGAAGGTACTCTTGATAAAGATGGCAAACCGATTAGCTTATTTGAGCAAGATTTAGTGGCTTTACGAGTTACTCAACAAGTTGGCTTTATGACTCTTAATGATGATGCATTTGCTGCTATCACGCCAAAAGGAGCTGCTGGAGAGTAATGAAAATTAAAAAAGGTAAGCATTCACTTGATGTCACTGAAAGAGCCTTTGAAGTCATCTACAAAGACTTAGGCTATAAGCTCGACAAAAAGGGCGAGAAGCAGGAACAAGATGAAGCTGAAGAAGTTCCTGAAGAACTAGTAGAAGAATAAGGGGGATGACGGTGGATAAAGGGAAATTTTTAAACGAGCTTTTGAAGCCGTTGGACCTTAAAGAGAGAGGGGCCATGAGAAGGTTAAAAAAGCTGTATCGTGAAGCCTCAAAGGAATTTATGAGTTCTCTTACGGATCTGTACGAGAAATTAGATCAAGGTGAAGACCTTTCGTATGCTGACATTAACCAATTCGATGATATTGAAGCCTTGAAGTCTCAAATTATTGCTTTGGCGTCCAAGTTGGATGCCCGCTCTCAAAAGGAAATCATACGGCTCTTAGAAGATACCTATGATTTTTCATACGACTGGATGGCATCCGTTGTCGAAGCAATGATTGATCAAAAGCTAAGAAATGCAACGCCTTCTTTGCCAAAATTAGTTGAAGAAGCTCGTAAGAACGCTGTATATGGACTCAAGCTAACGCAAGCATTGGAAAAGCACCGAGCGACAATAGTACGAGACATAAACGAAGCAATAGAAAGAGGGTTTATTGAGCGTGAGCGCTTTTCAGACATTGCTAGACGTGTTAAAAGTGCTTTTGATACCTCTTACTATAGAGCGACTGTCATAACCCGTACAGAAGCTCACAGAGTGCGTGAAAAGGCTACTCACAATAAAGCTGAAGAGTTTGATCAACAAGGCATAGTTATGGAGAAGGTATGGAACAACGTTGATGATGAGGGGGTCCGACAAACTCGGAAGGCGAATCATAAGGCGTTGCAAGGTCAGCGTAGAAAGGTCAATGAAAAATTTGAACTGGGAAATGGTGTCACAGCGGTTGCGCCCGGACAATCAGGCAGCGCAGCCAATGACATACATTGCCGCTGCTTTCTAACATATGAAGTAGTGGGATTGAGGGGTGAATAATGGAGTTAACAGAATTGAAAACCCGTTTAGAGATCCCTTTAGATGATGAGTCACAGGATGAAAAGTTGAAACTGGAATTGCAAGACGGCATTGAATACGCACAAGAATATTGTAACAACCCCTTTTTGAACAAAGAGGGGTTACTTGAATTGCCGTCACCAGTCAAAAAAGGAATTGCAATGATGATTAAGATTGACCGCTCGAATGAGGTCGGTGTTTCCTCCGAATCTATCGGCGGCATGAGCAAAACATACACCAGTGATTATACACGTTACGAGGCTGTGTATAAGCTGTGGAGAAAATACAGAAAAGTTAAGTTCCGAGCGTTGAGGTGATTAAATGGGGCGAATAAAGATCAAAGACAAAAATCGAATCCCTAGAGTTGTCAACGCACTTGGAAATGGCGAGAGAAAAGCAAGAGTGGGCGTTCTTGGAACAGGAAAAGAAGCCATGATTGCAGCTGTGCATGAATTTGGTACACGTATCACAGTGACGCCAAAAATGCGTGCGTATCTACATTCTCAAGGTCTACATTTGCGAAAAGACACCACTCACATTGTCATTCCCGAACGTTCTTTTATTAGATCAGGCTGGGATGAAAATGAACGTGAAATCCTACGGAAGCTGGATAAATTTCTGCTTGAAGCTGTCCAAAAAGGAATCAGCACTCGAAGCGTAATGAATGCTATCGGTCTTGAGACAAAGGGCAAAATACAAAAATACGCCCGGGATCTGAAGTCACCAGCAAACCAACCATTTACCACTCAACAAAAAGGATCATCAAATCCGCTTGTTGATACGGGTGAGCTAATTGGTTCAATAGACTATGAGGTGCAGTGATGAGCAAGTTTAGTTTTATGAAACTCATAGAAAAATACAGCGTGACTTTTGATCTTGTTGTGCAGAGTGCTGGAGATTATGACAATCTCGGGCGATGGCAAGACGGTGAAGCCATAACCACAACGCAAAAAGGGGCGCTTGTTGTTCTGCCTAGTCAATTAATCTATCAATCAGGTGGCCGTTTAACGACACTTGACCGCCAACTTTATATCAGCAAAGCTGTGGAGATCCCTTTGAAATCTAAAGTGATTTATAAGGGAGCCACATACCATGTTGAATCTATGAATCCTTTCGAGGATTACGCAGATTTCAATAGTTACATCTTAAAGGCGGTGAGCAGCTTTGATTGATTACGAATCCATTATAAGTACGGTGATTGGTGTCATTAGAGATAGCACCGGTCACAAAGTGATTATGGAAAACGGAAATGGGAAGCAGCCTGCTTATCCTTTTTGCACATATACCGTTACTTCCCCATACATTCCCCAACATCGGGGAATTATCGAAGGGGATGCGATCACTGAAGATGTAGATATTTTCTTTTCGTTCACTTGGATTTCCGATGATGCTATTGAAGTGATTTCTTTAACACAACAGACTGCTACGCTTTTGAGAACAATGAAGGCGAAGCAGGTTCTTTATGATAAGGGAATTGCGTTTATTAAAGCGGAGGGCACTGGTAACAGAGATACATTTCTTTCGATCGAAAATGAGCGTCGTCACGGCTTTGATGCACGGTTCAGAATACGAGTAACGCATAACGGGGCAGAGTCAGAGTATTTTGATTCCGTCACCATAAATAACGAGAATATAGGAGGGTAATTACATGCCTTTATCAGACGTAAAAGTCAAAATTGATATTTTAAAGCCCACAACGCTTGTAGGTCTTGGCATTCCGCTTATCTTGGTTAAAAACACCAGTGCTACTGAAAGTGTTTATCGAGAATACGGATCGCTAGAATCGTTAAAGCAGAACTACGGGGAAAGCACGGCTACTTACAAAAAGGCGGCGGCTATCTTTGCACAAGGTGACAATGCGCCGAATAAGGTCGCTGTGGCTTCATTTGGACATGAATTCGAAACAGGAGATACAGAGAACCCTAAACAGGTTTTCAGCGTTAGAAACGCACTAGAAGAGTATTTTGACAAAGACTTTCATTTTGTATTGCTGGCTGCTGTTAACGCAGAGGATCGTCTTGAGGCGTCTAAATTCTTTGAAGAAAAATCTTACAAGTTTGTAGTGCTGAAAGTGGCGTCATTTGACGAGCTTGAGCAATATACAGGAAAAGATCGGACCATCGTATTCCATCATCCGCTTGTTGATGAGGAACCAGATGCCGCACTTATTGGAGCAATTGCAAACAAGCCTGTCGGGTCTGTTACTTGGAAGTTTAAGACTCTCATTGGTGTTACACCACAAGATTTCAAAGTTGATACTTTGGAAAACATCCACAAGGCGGGTGCCATTGCATTTGTGACTAAAGCTGGCCGTAATCAAACAAGCGAGGGTATTACGGGTTCTGGTGAATTTATTGACGTGCTGCACGGCAAAGATTGGGTCAAGCTTAACATCGAAACGTCAATTCAAACCGCTCTCAGCACCACGGATAAAATTCCGTATACAAATGAAGGATTTGCTTTGCTAGAATCACAGATTATCAATGTTTTAGAAACAGCATTCACAAACGGCATCATTGCACCTGACGAGGATGGACAGCCTGTTTATTCTGTTCAATCGAAGGGTCGGAGCGAGATGACAGACGAAAACCGCAAAAACCGTGTGTATGACGGACTATCGTTTACATTTGAGCTTGCTGGAGCGGTTCACACAGCAGAAATCACAGGGGAAATTATTATTTAAAGGGGGCTTAATTAATGGCTGGAACTTACACTTATAACCCAATGGATGTCACAACCACAATTGCAGGTAAGATAGTGACGGGGTTTTCAGAAGGAACGATGGTGTCAGCATCAAAAGATGAAGACAACTTTCAGGTAAAGATGAGTGCAAAAGGCGAAGCAAGCGTTGCAGTTACAAACAACATGTTAGGTACAGTTACGCTAACGTTGTCACAGGGCTCACCATTTGTTGCTTTGTTAAATCAATACGCAAACACATCTAAACAATTCCCTATTTGGATTAAAAATAATGGGATGGTAAAAGAAACGATTGGTGGAACATCAGCAATGGTAAAGAAGAATGCTGATGCTGAATATGGAGACGAAGTCGGAGACAGGGAATTTGAAATTCAAGTCTTTGATTACACAGTGAAATAACATGGCTCAAAAAAAGAAAACGAACACACGAAAGCAGTCTGAAAAGGCTGCTTTTATTCATATGAACAAACCACTAAAGGAGAGAAAACCAATGGCTAAATTTGGAGAAATGAAAGAAGTAACAGTAAAGGGCGTAAAGTATAAACTTGTTCACCCAGGAGTGAGAAAAGTAGTACAGATGCAAACAACAGTGACTAAAGCCGATGGATCGATCAATCTAGATTCACTTTATGAAGAGTACATGAAGAATGTAATTCATGAACCTAAAGTAAATTGGGACTATTTTGAAGAAAAAGGTTTGTCTACACTGCGTGAAGTGATGAATGAGGTAGATACCTTTCTTGCAGAGGAAGACGAAGAACAAGAACCACTACAAGAACAAAGCAAAGAATGAATGGGACATGTGGCGGTTAGTGATGGAGCGAGTGATCAGTTTTGATGTTGCTAGATATATGACACCTGACGAAATTGCTGAAGCTAATGCCGCCCTTGATCTAATGATAGAAGCGAAGAACAAAGCAAATCAGAAAGGAGGTAAATAAATGTCTCAACCTTTGCGGACCACTGCCATAGAATTAAAACTTATTGCTAACTCGAAACCATTGCAACAAATGAATACTCAAGTAAATAGTATGCTTAGTAGTATTCAGGGAGCAGATCGACCAATACAAGCAATGAGTAGTGGTCTTAACAACACTAGTCAAATTGCAGCTGGAGCAACCAGACAACTTAGGCTGGCAAATGGACAGGTTGTAAACCTTTCCCGTGGAATGAGAACAGCTAGTCAAAGTGTCAGCACAACAAACACAAATATCAACACAGCAAGCCGTAGTATAATGCGTTTCACAAGATCCACTGACACAAGCGCTAGAACAATCCGAGTGGCGAATAGTCAGCTATCTGCAATGCGTACTAGATTAGAAGACAGCACAAGCAATGCAGGAGCACTAACTCAGCAAGTGAACCGTATGGGCGGCCAAGTGGGTGGACAGTTTCAACAGATGACACAAAGCGCATCAAGGTTAGGTGGAGTTTTTGGCAGAATCCCATCATCGGTTAGTTCAATGTCTCGAAGTGTTGCCAATAGTGTTAAATCAGGTATCACAGCACCATTCAGAGAAGCAAAAACAGCTGTACAAGGCTATGCAGGAGCATTAGGGTTGTTATCGGGTGGAGCTTTAGCCGCAACAGGGATGGGGCGTTTATCTGCTATTGAGCAGGCTAAAACCTCTTTATCTGTTTTGATGGGCGATGCGAAGAAGGCAAAAAGTTTTTTAGACGATATGCTGGCCTTTGCTAAAACAACACCATATGCATTTACAGACATCGCAAACAGTGGTAGAAATCTTATTGCTTTTGGTATGGATGTTAAGAATGTTATACCAACAATGCAAGCTGTTGGTGATGCCGCTGCCGCTAGTGGTAAAGGGGCTGAAGGATTTAGACAAATCAGTGACGCCTTTGGAGCTATGCAGGTTTCCGGCACGCTTTCAATGGAAGAAATGAACCGGCTCATGGATGCCGGTATACCAGCTCTAAAGATATTGGCGAATGAAACAGGTCAAGATGTTATGGATCTGAAAAAGGTCATTTCTAAAGGTGCTTTTGAAAGTGAAGAAGCAATTGCTGCGCTTGTAAAGGGAATGCAGAAAGGAACCAAAGGAGCAGCTGGCGAAACAGCAGCGATGGCCGGTATCATGAAAGATTCAAAAGATACGTGGGTCGGATCTGTTGATAGCATGAAATCGTCAATCAGCTCAACGATGGCAAAGATCATGGAGCCTGCAAAGCCTCATATTCAAGCTGCAATGGGATGGTTTTCTACTCAATTTAGTAAATTGCCTGATGTTATTTTTGGTCTTGGCAAAGTAATGCAGCCGGCTTTCAATACGATTGGCTCTATATTTAAAAATATTTCAGGTCCAGCCCAAACTGCTAAACAAGCGATTATGGGCGTATTTGGCGTTATGCAAGGTAAAGGTACAGGAGATCGTTTAGAAGGTTACGGTATATTGTCACAGCTTTTCCCTCCAAGTACGATAGATATGATTGTGGGAGTAACAGATAAAGTGAAATCGGTTTTTGATACAGTTAAAGCCTCCGTTGCTGGTGTATCACCGTATGTACAAGCTTTCATATTGAGTTTTATTTCAACTATGAAAAGTATGGCACCTGTGTTTAGTACGATTTTCAACGGATTATTGTCTGCCGTTCAATTTATCGCGCCATACATAGGCCAAGCATTGGGCGGAGTGTTTAGCTTTTTGGCGATTATAGGAAATCAATTGTCGACTTTTTGGAAAGAAAATGGATCACAAATAGTCCAAGCACTTCAAAACGTCTTTAGTGTCTTACAAAAGGTGTTTGTGTTCTTGATGCCAATAATACTTACAATTGTTCAATCTGTATGGGGGAATATTAAAGGTGTTATCACAGGAGCTTTGAACATCATTATGGGAATAGTGAAGATATTTACAGGGCTATTTACAGGTGATTTCGGAAAGATGTGGGAAGGTGTAAAACAATTATTCTTCGGAGCAGTATCTTTTATTTGGAACGGATTACAGCTTCTATTTATTGGCCGTATTGTAAAAGGAATCATGGGGCTTGCAAAAAGTGTCGGTGGTCTAGTAGCTGGTATGTGGAATGGTGTAAAAAGTTTCTTTGTTAACGGTGCGACAAATGCTTCAAACCTAGTTGTAAATATGGGGAGAATGATTGTTAAGGGTTGGAGTTTTGTAAAGAACAACGTCGGTAGATTAGCTGGCGCTCTATGGGACCTAGTTAAGAAAAAGTTTGGCGATATGGTTGAAGGTGCAAAAGCGTTGCCCGGTAAGATTGGCAAGGGTATTAAATCAATGGCATCTAAAGCAGTTAGTGGCGTCAAAAGTCTTGGTAATATGTTGGCTGGAGCATTAGCAGCCGCTGTGAACGGAGTAACGGGCGGAATTAACTGGGTACTAGAAAAAATCGGTTTAAAAGATGTGAAAATCCCAAAATGGACACCGCCTAAATATGCGAATGGTACAAATGGTCATCCGGGAGGTCCCGCAATATTAGGTGATGGAGGCGGTCCCGAACTATATAAAACACCGTCTGGCCATGTTGGATTATCGCCGGGCACCGATACACTGATGAACCTACCAAAAGGAACTCAAGTGTTATCACATAAGCAAACGCTTGAAACTCTCGGAAATGTTCCTATGTATGGTGATGGAACTAAAGGTAATAAAAATGGTTCAGGCTGGCTTGGTAAAGCTGTTGAGGGAGCAAAAAACGTTGTTGGTAAAGTCAAAAGCGTTGCTTTTGATGTGTGGGATTACATTTCTAATCCTACAAAGCTTATGAATAAAGCCTTTGAAAAGTTTGGTGGAAAAGTACCTTCATTAGCTGGAGGTTTTGGTGATATAGCAAAGGGTCTATTTACTAAGGTAAAAGATGGCGTAATGAGTTGGGGAAAGAAAAAAATTGAGAGCTTTGGCGGTATGTTTGGCGGCGGTGGATCTGCTGCCGTTAAAAAGTGGGTTGCTCAAGCTATTTCAATTAAAGGAATCAGTCCTAGTTACGCTGGAGCCTTACAGACCATTGCCATGAAAGAATCAGGCGGAAATCCTAATGTAGTCAACCGGTGGGATAGTAACTGGAAAGCAGGACACCCGTCACAAGGATTGATGCAGTTTATCCCAAGTACATTTGCATCTTATAAAGAACCAGGTTACGGCAATATTAAAAACCCGGTTCATCAAATCATAGCGGCAATTAACTATCTTAATAGACGATACGGCGGCATCTATAACCATCCGGGCTTAAAATCAATGGCACGGGGTGGTCCGTATAAGGGATATGCAACAGGTGGTCGAATCATTGGTGACCAATGGGCTATGGTTGGCGAGCAAGGTCCAGAGCTTATGCGTTTGTCAGGCGGTTCAACAATTTACAACAACCGAAGAACAAACAGCATGTTAAGTGACGCAGCTTACACACCTTCATCTAGTTCTACAACATATTCTAATTCTTCAAACAGCAATAGTTTTTCACCGACAGTTTATGTCCAAGTTTCCGGCGGTGCTTCATCTGGCAGCGAAAGCAGTATTAAGCAAGCTGTACAAGAAGCTCTTAAAGAAACGTGGGAAAAACTGAATCCAATGTATGCGCCAGAGGGGGAATATTGATGGCGAAGCTAGGGAAAATCAAAATCGTCAATGAGAAGGAGTCAGATAATCCTGAAGTAGAAGTGACGTCATACCCTGTTGAAAAAGGCATTCCCATAACTGATCATGTGCAACGAAAACCCGAAATCACTTCAATTTCGGGTTTTTTGCTTGGCAAAAATCCAAACAAAGACTTTGCGTATCTTAAAAAGCAGATGTATGCGGGCAAACTGCTTAACTACACAGGAAGAAAAGTAGCGAAAAACGTTGTCATTACCAATCTATCTCGAGATATTGGTGAGTACAAAAATGGCTTTGCTATCTCGGTTGAGTTACAAGAAATCCGTATTGCAAAAAGTCCATTCGTAAAAAAGAAAGTGAAAGCAGCAGGGAAAAAGAAGAAATCAAATACAAAGAAAAAAAGCGCCGTCTATCACAAAGTAAAGAAAGGCGAGACATACAGTCATATGAGAATGTGGTACGGCACGAGCCTATCACAGCTTAGAAAATGGAATAAGTACCCTGACCGCCGCATTCCTATAGGGGTCAAATTACGGGTGAAGTAGGGGGAGTAAAATGGCAACGAGAGACTATATTCCAATTGATATAGAAGACATTCCGCAGCAGTTTGAAATTGATTTAGCTGACAGTACATTTGTTTTTCAAATCAACTATAACGAAACTGATGACAGCTATTCCATCGACCTGTATGACATGGACATGGAGCCAATCGTGCTAGGTGAAAAAATGATTTTAAATGTGCCATTGTGGGATGACATTATAGATGATCGTTTGCCAGCTCCTTCATTAGTACCGTTAGACGAATCAAATACAGAAACTCGGCTTTCATCAGAAAACTTCATGAAAACTGTGTTTCTGTATATTGACGATGTTGGTGAAGAGGGTGAAGAAAATGGCGACGAATAATAACAAACTGTTATTTGGTCGTATTGTTAAAGTGACGATTGATAGTGGGTCTTATAAAGGAACCTTTGATTATAAGGATTTAGAAGTGAGGTTTGAAGTTCCGTTCGATGATGATGCGAAACCAAATGAAACAAAAGTTGAGATTTTCAATCTAAGTAGTAGCACAATCAATAAGATAAAAAAAGGCGCTACTATGACCGTTCAGGCGGGTTATAAAAGCGATTATGGAGTATTAGCCATCGGAAAGGTTACAAAGGTACTGACAAAGCGTACAGGGGTCGACAAAATCACTTCGGTTTATATGAAAGAAGGCGACGATTACTCTCATATTAAAGTTGATCAAAATACCGCTGATGCTCCTGTGAAATATTACGTCAATAAGCGGTACAAGCTGAAGAAACCATTGAAGGTTGAGACAAAAAAAGTGTACAAGTTGAAATCAGGTAAGACTTCTGTACGCAAAAGCACACGAACGATTAAATACAAAACAGTTCGTGAGGCGAAATACAGAAAACAATCCATGAAAATCACATTTAAAAAAGGAACAACAGCCCGCACGATTATAAAGCGTTTAATTCGCATTCTTGATATTAAACTAGCGAAGCTGTCTCTTCCTAGAAATAAGGTATACAAAAAGGGTTACACCGTAACTGGATCAATAGAAAAAAAGCTAGAAGAAGTTGTGCATGATTGTGGTGCTTCTTTGTATTACAGGCGAGGCCGTCTTGTTATAAGATCCATTACAGAAGGGGATGATGAGCGGTTTGAGTTAAAAGAATCAACAGGTTTGCTTGACTCTCCTGAAGCGTTTGAGGATGAAAAGCTTAAAGGGTATTCCGTTAAATGCTTATTGCAACACCGCATAACCACCGCTTCAATCATTATAATTAAGAGCAAAACAGCCAACGGAAAGTATCGTGTTAAAAAAGGTAAGCATGTTTTTGACGGAAACGATTTTTACACAGAAGCGGATGTGATCTAATGGCAGCAGATACGAATTTTTTCGATAATCTTATAAAAGGCATCAAGCACTCGATTCATGTTTGCGCTCCTGGCAGGGTCGTTTCTTATGATGCTGCCAGTCATACGGCAGATGTAAAACCGCTCTTTATGACGGCTGACGACGACACTTTATATGAACAACCTTTGATACAAGACGCCCTTGTGTTAAAGCATGTCGAGCCAGATATAAAGGTTGGGGCTATGGTATTTCTATCATTTGCAGATAGGGCGCTTGATAATTTAACAAACAAACCTTTTGATCCTGATAGTACCCGTACACACGATATAACAGATGCTGTAGTGATTGGGGTGTATGACGGATGAAAACTTTAAAACTGGTTAATGGTGATCTTATTTTAAAAGATGGAGAACTAGAAATGGTCGAAGGCGAAGAAGAGCTGGCACAAGCTGTAGAAATGATCTTGAAAACAAGTTTAGGAGAGTTTGAACTAGATGAGTTTTTAGGTGTCGATCGTGAAAACCTTCTTGGAAAAAACCTCGATGAAGAAGAAGCGCAATATGACATCATTGAGGCAATAGCTCAAGAAGAACGTATTGCCACAGTAGAGGATATAGAATTTCAGTTTGATCGAAAAACACGCACTAGTCGAATCAAACTGAAATTGATTAAAGAAGAAGACGGCCAAGAATTGGAGTTAGGAGGTGTTGATGTTGTTGAATGAGAACGGCTTCCAGCGAAAAACATATTCAGACATTGTAGACGAAATGGAAGATAAGGCAAAGGAACAGTTCGGGGAGGATGTAAATACATCAAGCCGCACACCTCTTGGAATCATCTTTAGAATCATTGCATGGTTTTTGGCAGGCGTTTGGGACATCGCTGAAAGAGTATACAACAGCGGCTTTGTTAGTAAGTCTGAGGGAGTGCAGCTTGATAGATTAGGAAATAACAACGGGATTACAAGAGAGCCGGCGAGTGAATCATATGCCACTCTGGAAATCACAGGTGAACCTGGTCACATCATTGAAGAAGAAACTCAATTCGCAACGGAATCTGATATTTACTTTGAGGTGCTTGAAGAAGTAACAATTGACACCAATGGAAAAGCTTTAGTTGATGTCATATCAGTCGATAAAGGAGCAATGAACAACGTTGCAGCTGACACAATTACGGTGCAAGCAGAACCAACTGAAAACATCACAACAGTGACTAATCCAGAAGCGGCCGCCGGTGGTTCCGATATTGAAATAGATTCAGAATATCGCACACGAATTAAGAGATCCGTGGAAGGTAGTTCAGCATCTACACACAGTGGGATCATTGCAGCGCTGATAAAAACATCCGGGGTCCGTTCAGCTAATGTGGTGATGAATAACACAATGGAAGTAGATGCTGACGGGAACCCACCTAAAAGTATTCATGCTTATGTACTTGGAGGTATAAAAGAAGATGTAGCTGATTCGCTTTTTAATAGTGTAGCGGCAGGCATAGAAACAGTAGGAAATCAATCTGTTGTCATTACTGATTTAAGCGGCATTGATCATCAAGTTAATTTTGATTTCGCTCAAGAAGTGAAAATCTATGTCCGTCTTGAATTAAAGACAAATGCATCATTCCCCATAGATGGGGATGATCTGATCAAGAATAATGTTGTATATAAAATTGGTGGTGTGGACAAATCGGGGTCTTCATTCACTGGATCTCAAATGGGCGACGATGTTATTTTATCTCAACTATATAATGCTGTGTATCAAGTGGCTGGTGTTGATGATGTTGTGATCAAGATTGGGAAAACTCGTGATACTCTCGGACAATCGAACATAGAGATTGAGCCTAAACAAGTGGCACAAGTTCTTTTCTCGGAAATCGAGGTGGTACATGTATGATAAAGGACTTAATCAATAAGCTGACCGATGCTTTTCAGAAAGATGAGAAAAGCAATATCGGAAAGCTTTTTTTAATTGTAGATGAACAACTGACCGCAGCGAGGAAGACGCTGACTACCGCAGAAAAATGGCGTGATATAGATAATGCAAAAGGTCGTGGTCTTGATTTAATAGGTGATAACGTTGCTCAAAATAGAGGTAGAGCTACAGACGAAATATATCGGGTGCTGATTCGTGGCAAAGTAGCACGGAACATTTCAGACGGAACAACAAATCGTATTATAGAAGCACTTGCCAAGACTTTGAATTGTGCATATGACGAGATCAATATATTCACAGTGAAAGAAGATAACGAAGATGAACCAGCTGCAATCATTGTGAAAAAGGCACCGCTTGAAGCGCTTAATAAAGTTGGTATGTCAGCCACGCAATTTTCATCAATTGTGCAAAAAACTGTAGCAGCTGGTGTGCGAGTTGCTTATATCAATCTTAATGGGACATTTAGCTTTTCATCTGTTCCTGATGAAATTGAGACAAGTCAATTCGGATTTTCATCTGATGGTACAGACGGCGGGACATTAGGAGGCATATTTGAGCCGGAGGATGATTATCCACTACCAATCTAATAAGGAGGGAAAGCATGGCTTTTACAAAAGAAATACCACAATGGGAAAATGCGGGACAAAAGCCGCCACAAAGTAAAATTAGCGAAGGATTTAAACCAATGGACCATCCGCCTGCCGATTGGTTCAACTGGTACATGAATGGCACCTATGAAGCTTTAAATGAGTTGCAAAGTGAAGCAGCAACAACAACTGAAGTTACAGCAGGTTTAAAGGTTTTATCGAATGATATAGCGGCACATTCTAACGCCAAAAATAATCCCCATGCTGTCACGAAATCACAAGTCGGGTTAGGGAATGTCGATAACATTAAGCAAGCTTCAAAAGTTGATTTTGATAGCCATGTTGGTGATAAACAGTTACACACATCTGCGACCGAAAAAAACAAATGGAACAACGGACAGATTTATAAACTCACTCCAGACGACGGTAAAGTGGCAAGACTGACTAACGGAACTGACATTTTCACATTACCTACTGGTTTTTATATGGGAGCAAATCTATTAAACGTACCCGTAGAAGATGGAAGCTTTTACTATATTGAAGTTTTAGAAACAGCATATGTCCAAAATGAAGTTAACTACAAAAGAATCATTGTCACAAGGTCATTTGACAATATGACTTGGATTGGAACGTTCCACGCTCAGGGGTTTCGTGGGTGGAAAAAAACGCTAACTGTAGAAGATGTGGCAAACAGCACTTATGTTGATACTTATGATCAAGATAATTCATCCGTTTCCGCTGCTGAAAATGTTGCAACAAAGCTTGTTTTTGGAGCAACAAGAGCGGACGATTTATCAGAGTATAACCGCTCTCGTTCTGAAATCACACTGAAAAACAATGGTCTGTATTTGATCAGGCTGTATGTCACTAGCAATAATATTACAGTTGGGTCGGATAATATTTTAGCCTGTTATGTCAATGGATCAGAATACCAGAGGTTCGGAAACTGGAATCCAGCGACATCATCAAGTACATGCGTGCTTTATTTGTTACAAAAGTTCAAAGCTGGAGATAAAGTGACTTTCTATATAACGCCAAGAGGCACCAATAAAACAATATCAATAAATACGGCTTACGTTACCATGTCTCAGTTAAGATAGGAGGAAAAAGATGAACAAGGCACTAGCGATTAAATATCTATATCCAAATGCTGAACTAGGTAAGGATTACTCAGTTCGGGATGACGGAGAAGGTCAGTTCATAGACAAGTGGTCATTAGACGATCCTATCCCTTCAGATGAAGCGTTAGAAGTCGCATGGAATGAATACTTAGCCAAGAACGAAGAAAAGCCCTTATCAAACGTTGAAAGACAACTACTGCTGCTTGGAGAGCAATTAGCATTAGAAAAAATAGCACGTCAACAATCAGATAGAGTTAATGCAACGTTAGGACAGCAACTTGCCGAAATGAGAATAGAAATCCTTAAATTAAAAAGGGGGGGTTACTGATGAATCTTAATTTTTGGGTTTTAGCTCTTTTTTATAAATGGGCCACAACTGCAATGGTTAAACAAGCGATGGCGTTTAAGGACTGTTCAATTGAAGATTTAGAAGAGGGTATTCAGAAGGAGTATGTTACACAAGAACAATACAAAGAAATAACTGGTGAAGCATTTAAAGAAACAATAGAAGCCGAGTAGAAAGGCTTTTTTATTTTACCTTCTTTGAGGAGGTGAGGAAACTTGAAAAGGACTAGGGGGGCTTACTGATGTCAGGAATGACGGAGGTTAACGATGTGAACATCATACAAAAAGATATGTCGGAATTAAAGACCAGTCAAAAAGCTTTGGAACAACGTGTCTCTGTACTCGAAAGAGGTCAAGACAAGCATGACCAGCAAATTATCAGCTTGAATAATCAACTTAACAAAATTGAAGAAAACACAACATGGATCAAACGAACAATTACAGGGGCAATAATAACAGCTGTTTGCACTGGTGTAATTGGCGGTGTGATTGCCCTTGCGTTTACATTCTTACAAAAATAAATGAAATGGGGAAATGAATATGAAAAACATCGACAAAGGCACTGTGATCCGTACAGTGCTTCTTTTAATTGCTTTTATTAATCAAACGCTTGTGATGTTTGGAAAGCCGGTATTACCAATTACAGATGATCAGGTAACAACCCTTGCTGATTCATTATATTTGGCTGGATCAACGGCATTTTTGCTTGTAACAACAATTGTCGCATGGTTTAAAAATAACTATGTTACCGAAAAAGGAAAAAAACAAAAAGAAATTCTGAAACAAAAAGGACTTTCAAAATAAACGGCTGCCATTAGGTGGCTTTTTTGTTTTAAAAAAATGAAATCAGAGGAGAATGAACATGGCTGAAAAAATTGGATTGCAAACTCTTATAGATCGTTCGGTTAGAAATATGGGTGCTGGCATTAACAGTGTTGTAAAAGAAAGCGCAATTGAAATGATCAAGCAAGCTTATAAAGAAGGTATCTATGTACAGATTACTTCTGGCTACCGTTCGTTTGCAGAACAAAACAAACTTTACGCTCAAGGCCGAACCGCTCCTGGGAAGATTGTCACCAATGCCAAAGGTGGTCAATCAAATCACAACTATGGTTTAGCGATTGATTACGTTCTGTTAAGTGAGGATGGAAAAAAAGCGCTTTGGACAGTTAACGAGAAATGGCGCCGAGTAGCGCAAATCGGAAAATCACTTGGTTTTTCGTGGGGTGGAGACTGGAAGAGTTTTAAGGACTACCCACATCTTGAAATGATGGGCGGTTTGACTTTATCACAGCTTCAAGCAGGTAAGCGTCCTGTCTTGGTGTCATTACTATCAAATAAAGTTTCTGCAAAACCAATCAAGACAGCGCCAGTTAAATCATCGCCATCAAAAAGCACATCTAAGCCTAAAACAACTTCTAAAAAGTCATACAACTTGCCTACTGGCATTTTAAAAGTTACGCAGCCTCTTACTAAGGGTGCAGGCGTAAAAGCCTTACAGGAAGCCCTAGCTGCTCTTTTCTTCTATCCTGAAAAGGGAGCTAAAAACAACGGCATTGACGGCTATTATGGACCGAAAACGGCGGATGCGGTCAAGAGGTTCCAGCTGATGCATGGGCTTGCTGCTGATGGTATTTATGGACCGAAGACAAAAGCGAAAATTGAAGAATTATTAAAGTAAGAAAAAATTTTAGAGAGTTTTTAAATTATCGGTAAAGATTAATGTTGTTTAAAAGTATTTTTGAAAATATATACTTTTTATGGTAAAGAATTGGATGACGCATAAAAGTTTTTAGGCGAGAAAGGATATTTATAGACCTTTAAAAGAAAGAAAAGATGGGTCAATTTATCGAACAATAAGGGTGATTATATGGGATTTTCTATTAAAAGTATAACCAAGGAAGCATCAAATGTAGTTGATAAGGTAGCAGAAGCAGCTGCAGAAGCAGATAATAAAGTAAGAGAAGAAGCAGCCCGAGCCGCTGCAAGAGCAGCAGAAGAGGCTAAAAAAGTAGCAGATGAACTTGCTAGACAGTTAAAAGAAGAAGCAAAAAGACAAGCAGAAGCATTAGCTGAACAAGCGAGAAAAGCTGAAGATGAAGCGAAAAAAGCTGCAGAAGCAATAAAACTAGCACAAGAAGAGGCTGCGCGTTTGGCTTTAGAAGCAGCTCAAAAAGCAGCAGATGAGCTTAGAAAACAAGCAGAAGCTGTTGTAAAAGATCAAATTAAGCAAACCCTAAATTCTGTAATGGCTGAAATAGATGATTTTACTGAAGAAGGTCAAAGATTTGTAAAGCAAATACAAGATGAGGTTCAAAACTTAATTGAATTGGCCAACATTGATGCTTTGAAACGAAAATTATTAGATGAAGCGGAACAATCAAGTGAGGAATATCTAAATAGTAAAATACAACCTTTAGCTGAAAACATGCAACTTGCATCTATTTCCGATGTTAAATTAGACCTTCAAACCACTGAAATCAAAGTGGAGGTTTATGTTTATTTCTTATTATTAGCTGAAAAAGATAAGGATCCGAGTAGTAATGCTATAGCTGTATTAACTACTGATTTGAAGCAGAATATAACAAAACTAAAAGTGCCTCATGTTCAGGTTCAATTTACCATTAATAAAGAAAAGTTAAAGGATGATTTGCAAGAAATGATTCAAAAGAAGATACAGAAAGAAAAAGATCAACTAATTAAAGGGTTTTTAAAATCGTTTTTCTCTGATTATGTTGCTGTATTTGAAAAGATTGTGAAATTCCTCCCTAAATAA